GAATCTGTAATTATGATAAGTGTCAATTAGGCGTGTTTGATAGCCATATGGCTGATACAACATTCTTCCACGTACCGGATGCTGTATGTAGAAAAAATTGCTCATAAAGTAAGTTGGCCCGGTGTCTGGGTCAGCACAGGCTACAAACTCACGTATTTGTTCTTCCTTGAAACTTTCAAGGCTGTGAGGTTTTTTGATTAGGGTATAATCTAAAGGCTTGCTCATATTTTTACTTAGTGAGCTTGATCAGTCTTTGACTGGTTTTTCGCCTGTGAGATAAGGCAGACTAAACCAAAGTTGGAACCACTCTGGAGTGCCAGGCTTGATATTGTATTCTCGTTCTAGCCGTTGTTTTTCCATTCCTGACCGACTAATGTTGATTCCTGTCATATCTTCAACTCGTGGCTCGACACCGGCTAAACGTTGTAGTTCACGCAAATCTTGTTCACTTAAGACGGCATCGGGGACCTGTTCTTTCGGAACGAAGTCCCCGCTGTTGAAACGGTACTGTTTCACTTATTTCTTTTCTTTAGACTTGCCTTTGTCAGCTAGAGCTTTTTTCATTGGCTCTTTTTTATTGCCGTCTTTGTCCATGTCTAGAAAGTCAGGCTTGGAACCTTTCTTAGCTTCCGCCACACCTTGTTGACCTTGCTGTTCACGCTTCTGTAATTCTTTACGAATTAGTGCTTTGAATCTTGCTTCATCGCGATGTAAGATACCTGGTCTCAGCATCATTTTCAATTCGGCAGTACTATGTTTACTATAATCTGCGCCTTGAGTTGGAAGTTGTCGAACACCTGCTTCCGCCACATCTTTGCTGACTTTAAACTCAGCAAGAGCCTCAGACAACTGTTGCTCTAGTAAAGCAAGTTCTCGGGCTTCACGCATAGCCATTGGATTGTCACCGCCTGAGACCTTAGGATAGCTGTTCTTAGGACGATGCATATCTGTACCTTGGCTTAGTTGTGCATCCAATGATTGTACTTGTGGATCGGGCTCATTGGCATATTCTTCGCCCATGGCCATTTCTGGTTCAGCTGGCTTGCCTGCGCCTAGACCACTTAGTTTTAGTAATTGTGCTAGTTGCTCAGCTGCTTGGCCCTGTGCTGTCACAGTCAAGCTCTTGCTGCCAGTACGTGTATCAGTGCTGGCATTGATGTTCATACCAGACTCTTGTTCCTGCTCGCCACCCATCATGGCTTGACCGTAGCATTCTTCAAGATTTTTACTTTCGTCTTTTTTCTTACTACGCTTCCAACTGGTGGCATAAAGCACTTCCATGCCTTTTTTCTTACCATACTGTTTAATAAATTTGTCCTTGTTGCTCTTGATCCAATCTTCTTGGCCAGGAGCAGCTTTTTCTTTTAGTTCACTTTCTTCGATGGTTTCTTTATCATCGTCATCTTTTTCTTCTTCGTCTTCAGACTCTTCTAGATCAGTGTCATCACTTTTTTCATCGTCGGCGTCTTTATCGTCAGATTCTTTAACTTGATACTTTTTACCGTCAACTTCAAAATCTTTCTTACCGGCAGCCTTGGCCTTAGCTAGTTCGCCCGAGAACTCATTGCCCTCTTGGGTATCTTCTTCGTCAACTTTCTTTTCTTGTTTGGCCTCAGTGACTGAGTTTTCAATGGCGTGTAAACGTTTGTATAGGGCAGCAAAATCCATTTTTATTTTCCTTTGGGGCTGGGTATTTTGTTTTGACTAGAACCCACTGGGCTCTTGGTATTGACTGGCATATTCACCGCAGATGCAGTTTCACCTTTGGCAGCGAATTCGTACTTACGTGATTGCAGTTCTTTTAACATACTGTCTACACGCTGATTACCTACTAGGTGATGAGCACTTTCTGTTTCCATGTCTGGATGAGAAATTATACTACCATCCTTGGCTTTACGTGGCTCAATGGGTTTGGCTTCGCGCTGGCTTTCCTCTAGCTTGGTACGTACTATAACGTTCTTCGCGCTGATGTGCAGACGTTCAGCTATGAGTTGACGAATTTGGTCGGTTATTGTAGGATATACCACTGTGACTTCTACGAGATGTACTTCACATGGTCCCATGCCAGGAAACTCTTGGTGTTCCTGAATAGGTAAACGACGTGCTGATCCTACACTTTCAACCTTATACTGCGCCAAAGCACCTTTAATGTGCTCGCTGAGACTGCCCTCTGTACCACAGTTGGCCACTCTTACCACGAACTCATATTTGCGATTTAGTTCTGCTAAGTATTCGGTAAATGCTTTCATATAGGGGTCCTAATATACTTATATTTATAATTTTGGTTTACTTTTCCCGTTTAGAACTTTCTAAGATCTGTTTCAATAATTGGTTGCGATCAACCACAACAGCTTGTCCTTCAATGGGCGGTAACTCTGGCGCAGTTTTAGCTGCTGTTTGATCTAACCTGAGTTTTTTAAGTTGCAGATCAATGGTTTTTAGTTTCTTGTCTATTTTAGCCTGTTTGGCTGTTATAGCATGTCCTAGTAGCACACCGGCGGTTTGTAGTATCTGCCCACTAAAACGTGCTTCTACATTCATGCCCAAGTTCATTAGGTCTTCAAACTTTTCCTTGGCCATGTCAGATAATTCGTCTAATTCATCATCAGCCGAATCCAAATCACGTACTTGGGGAAGTGCTTGATCAATGCGATCAATCAGCGCACTAGCTGATTCTAACTGTGTTTTTTGATCAGCAAATAGTTCTTTAGGATCTGCCACTTCTGGCGGTTCCTCGGCATCATTTTCTGGTAAATTAAATAGTTCTTCGAGTCGCTTAGTCATAAGACTATTTAGCGGCGTCGAGCAGTGTTCTGATAGATATCTGATTCAGTAACTACTCTGAATTTCATGCCATACTGTTTACAGAATTCGTTCGCAGCAGCCCACTTGGCCATGTTCAGTGCTACTGCTGCACGATCACGTACACTGCGAGCATTTTCCATTGCTATTTCTTTATGTGGCTTAACTTCAATTACTTCAGCGTGTTTGGTCTGATTACGATCTACATAGACCATCATAAAGTCTGGTACATAAATCGTGTTCTTGCCTGTAAATGGATTGCGATATGGAACCATAAAGGGCTCGCTGGCCCATTGTAGTACGCTAGGGTTATTATCACAGAACAGCATGAAACTGAATTCCCAACTGCTGCGATAAGTAGGATCTTTACGACCTACATACTTTTCTCTATTACGTACAGTATATTTGCCTTGTGCGTACTTGCTCACGGTAATATAGCTCGTTTCACATATTTGCCAATTCTGGGCCTAGAATGAATACCAAGATAACTGGACCCTACTCGATTCAAATTTAAAAACATACTGATGAAATTTAATTTTTCTTCATCACTGAGTCCTTGAAACTTAACTAACACTGCCATAGGATCTACTCGTTGCGCTAGACTTGTATATATTATGGCACTGGCCATAATTCTAGCACTTTCTTTGGTACTAGTGATCTTTTCAAAGTATCCTAGTATAGCATCGTTGATGTTTTGACTTACAGTAAATCCTGGTTGTAGGAAATTATTAAAAAACGTACCAGCTGGAGTTGTAAGGTCACCACGTAGTGAAGTGCTGTTTGTATTATTAGCTAGATTCATTGTAGTCTGCCTCGCTCTCTGCGATAATCTTCTAATACTAGATCTTCATCTTTTACTAACTGAGTGGTGCCCATAACAGCTCGCTGTGCTAGATCTCGTATGATTGTGGTTTGTTCAATTTGATATTTGAGATCAGCAATAACAGCATTTTTATTGTTGGTCCAGTCAGTGACATTGACTCCACTGGGCGGCGAGGTAGACTGTACTGCCATTAGTCTAGTGTTTAGTGTGCTGACCTGAGCATTGGCATTATTGAATTGCTGGCGAGCTGTGACCAAATCACTGTTAAGGTTGTCGACTCTACGTTGCGATCCTTCAATCAGTCTATCTAAGGTATTCTTACGCTCTGTATTATTTTGTTGTTGTACAACACCTGGTTGCTCAGCAGTTTTGTTATTTACTATGTTTAAGTTAGGTGACTGTGTAGCTGGCTTTGCTGTACCGCTGTTGTTTGGTAATTGTGGATTGTGATTTGAAACCGGTACTTGGTTAGGCGTACTCTTATATTGATTGGTAAATGGTGTGCTATTTAATAACAGGGCTGCCCCAGCGAGAGCTGCTACACTACTAGTATTTTGTATACCAGTATACCTATTACTAAGAACACCATCAATACTACCAACGGTTGGTACATTATAACCAGTCTGGCCCGGGCGCATGGTATTGTTGATTACACCTATGATAGCATTTGTAGCATCCTGTGTATAGATATTGGTCAACTCTGATATGGCAGCTTTCTTTAGGTTCATACCTTTGGCTGTGTTTATACCTCTTGCTGCCTTAAATGCTGCTGATAAGAAATTACCTTGTTGTATATCTGATAATACAGATCCTGCGGTATCCAATAGACCGCCAGTTCCAAATATACTTTTCACCCCACCAACTTGTCTTAATGGACTTGGTGTGTTATCATAGTGCAAGGTCGCGAAACCAATTGGATTGTCGACAGTTACTCTGCCATCACTGTAAAGCACAGTCTCATACTCAACCACCATGTCATGCTGCATGATGCCGCTGTCACCGCTGTTGGTATGTTGACCATGTCTGAAATTCTTAATTATAGGATTGACTAGAATATATTCACTGAATGCTTTCTGGTGCAAACTATAAATTCTTATACTACGCAGATATGGACGTTGGTTTTCCTGTCGTTTGGTATAACCAAACTTGCCATTTAACTGTGGCTGATACTTATGGTCTATGCCATAAGTTGCATAGTCATAGTCGCTGTCACGATAGTAGTAGTTGTAATAGTCATACCAAAAATTTCTTACTACATTGGCATTATCGTCGTGGAATACAATATTGAGAGGATCAAAGCGTAATTTGCTTTGAACTACGTTGGGTCTGTTGTAACTATTAAATGTTTTAGTTTCTACGCTGAACTTGGGAAGGTCAGCTTGTTTGACCATCAGTCCAATTTCAGTTACACTGTTTTTCTGACTGATGTAAGGACTGGCCACACTGGTGTTGATATCAAAAAATACATAGAATAGAAAGTTGTTCTTAGGATTCAGTCTGAAGTTGCTACCAACAAATAGTTTATTGGCGTGCTGAAAGTCTCTTAGATTGTCGGGGGTGGCGACCTGCTTAAGAGTATCTCCTACAAATTTTACAGCGTTAGAGAATATGTTAGCCATTTATAATATTTATCATAGAAAAAGGACCCTTTTGGGTCCTTTATCTGGGCTGATTAGCTAATTATAAGGTAATGTTCTGACCAATAGCTCTACCAATGTTAGTACCAATGCCAGTGCCTTTTGGTGTCTGTAGTGCGTTATCAAACCTGATGCTTAACTGAATTGTTACGGCACCATTGGTTTCATAATTTACTTCCTGATAGTTGGCTTCTTTTAGGTAACAACCATATAATTCCCATGTTTCTAGAATCTTTGGTTCATGTGTACCGTTACCACCATCTAACATTTCGCAACGTGTAATAAACTTATAGTCACCGCCTGCTGCTGCTGAACTCTGCTCTAAGAAATCAAACTGTTTCTGTAGCTGTTCACCAATCAACTTGGTTACATTGCCGCCAGCATCATCACGTAAAACACAGGTTGCATCGCCCCATGTGTGCTTACCAGCAAGTCTTACCACGCTGTTATAAACATGTACGTTTATATCTTCAAAACTGACCTGTGGTCGGGTAAAGTTTTGTACCTGCTTGGTAAGTTCTACTGTGTTTGTACCTGGTACTCCAAAACCTTCAAAGGTAACGCGAAAACGATACGCTAACTTAGGCATTAGTAAACCCTGAGTGCTGGCACTCTGGTTAGTTTTTAAAGGTACTGTAAATCTACTTAGAGAGGCTACTGCCATTTTAATCTCCTGATGTTCTTTATTTTATTTATCCGTTTCTAATGCCTCACCAGGTACCCTTATTCTGTCAGAGTACTTGTAGCTGCGCCAGAAATTGTGCCTGGGTTCTTCAAACGAATTGGAATGTAGATGAACTCAACAGCCTTCATTGGTTCAACAGCAATATCTACATACAGTTCATTCCTAGCAATTCTTTCTGGTGTGTTATTGGTTTCGTCGCAGACCACAATGTAATCATATAGACCACGTTTAGCAATCAAATCATTCAATACACTTTCAATCAACTGCTTAACTTGATCTCTGGTTACCTTGTCATTGGGTTCAAACAAGAACTGATTAGCTACACCCTGTAATATTGTGCGTAGATAGTTTACCATACGTGCAACATTTACACGATCTAGCGCAGTACCACTAACTGATGCTGCACCAAAGCTACCAATTGATGTTTGACGTGTCTTCTGACCATATGCAACTAGGCCTACACCATTGATTAAGGTGATTGGATTTAATCTCTGCTCATAAAGTGTATCTCTTTGTGCATTATTCAATCCTGCACGTACAAAGTTACCAGTACGATAATCAACATAACCTATAGCTAGTGCATTATCAATCAAACCACGACGTGTACCAGCTGGTGCGAACCACTGATATGCTACCTGATCGTTGTACAAGTACCTACGTAACATCATATGACTTGGTGGTACAGCAATTTCATTGCCGTTTAAGTCATTAGTCAATGCACTTGGATAGTACAGAGCCAAGTATGGGCTGGCTGTAGTGGCACCAAAGTTGCTGTATTCCACAAAACTATTTGTGCTATTTGACAGATTCATTGGTGTATCACCAATCACAAAGCCTGTGTTACTACGATCGTTATTCAAAGCAACTAGATTTGGAATCAACTCAGGATATCCTGGTGCTGCTAATAGGTTGTAAGTATAACTTTCTTCTCTTGCAGCAGTACTTCCATCTACCGCAGCCTTCATGGCTTCGATAATTTGGTTGCGTTGAGCATAGTGACCCATGTAAGGATTGCCTGCACTGTCCATTCCTAACTGACTTACCCAGCAATTTGTCTTAGCTGGCAGAGTTGCAGCAGCACCAAAACGTATAATGTTAAAGTAATCAGCTACAAACTTCTTAACTGTGTAACCACTGCGGCGTGTGTTAAACAGTAGTGTGCCTCTTGGATATAGACTTGCATTAGGAGCATCTAGATCAAGATAATCATTAGTCAATAAACTTACTGTACTTGGTAATGCATCGCTGATTGGATCAACGGAACCTGAGCCTCCCCAACGTGCATCTGCAAATAAAATACCATTTTGGCTGATACGATCAGTATTATCAACGAGCACCCAACGATTTGATCCAACATATCTATAGATTCTTGGATATCTTTCTAGATCGCTGGTGTCTAACCATAGATCACCTAGTTCCAGTGGACTGTTATCACCTTGTGTCATTGGCTGACTTGGTGTGACCATTACTCCCATTGGGTTGGTTCTGCTTAGGTCATAACCTCTCGCATCAACAGTTACCTGTTTGTAACCTCTCCATGCAGGACGACCTGTTATAGGATCAATATCGTTGATCATGATGTCAACGTCTGTTGGATCATTGTAGTACCACATGGTACCATCAGCAGGATCGCTGTATGGTCTTACTGCGCCGTGGAAATGATCTACTGTTTCCCATGCTGAAATCACTACAGATGTACTACCACCTACTAGGTTTTGAGTAATATTTGTTACGCCTACTACAAAACCAGCTGTTTGGATTGGATTACGCCCACCCGAAGAAGTGTTAAGTAGCTCAATGATCCCACCGGCTGTATGGGTAATACGAATTTGTCCTGCTACAACCTGCGCTGTTAGATAAGGAATGTTAGCAGCAAGTATGCTGCTAACAAAATCATTGGCAGTGGTACCACCTGCAATTGTAATAGGATATGTAAACACATTAGGATTACCAGGACGATTGATCTTGATATCAAATGTATCATTTAGTGTAAAGCTAGGATTAGTTACATTACCAGTGGCAGATACAATGCCTTTTTGTCTTAATGTCCAGAACTTAAAGTTTGCAGTGCCTGCTGTGGCTACACTTGGGTTAGCATTGTACTGAGCAAATACCGAACCTGCGTTGATATTTAAACCGCCGCTTGGGTCCAAATTATAAATTGCGTCCCAACCATTGGCAAATGCCTTAACTGCTAACTTGTTCCAACTAGCACTAGCAGAACTATAACGACTATACACAAAATTAGTACCACCACCTTCTACGCTGGTCTTAACAAACACGCTGCCATTTGGTCTAGCAGTGGTCATATTCTCACGACGCCATCCTGGAATCTGAGCAAATGTACCATAACTTACTGTGGGACGACGATATCTGATACTACCGCGCCATGTACTAGCAGCATTACTCCATGTAAATGTAGCACCGCCTACAGTTACCACAGTACCATCTACTGGACTGGTCATTGCAGGTGGAGCAGGTGGGAAGAATCCCAATGAACTTAATGGTGCATTGGTGCTATCACTGATTAAGAGTTCACCATCTGTGGTCACACCATTGCTCATTGCTGTGCTGCCAACAAAAATTTCAATACGATCGTTTCTTTCTGTGATAGTCAAGCCCGATCCTGTGAGGAATGTGCCGACATTAGCAGCAAACATTGCAGCTGAAACTACATCTGAACCAAAAGTTACTTCAGTATTGTTTATAAAAAACTTACTACCCGTAGGAACTGTACTACCTACTGCGGCTAGACCTGCTTGTGTACCTGTTTTGCCACTAACTGCACTAGGAATCTTGCTGGCCCATGTACTGTCACCAACAATATCCCATTGGTTGTTAGGTCCTTTCTTAAACACATACATCTCATCTTCGCCAACAATGGTAGCATATGCACCAATTACACCTACACTGCTCACTGGCTTCTTAGGAGTAACATTGGCTTCGACCAATGGACTGGTTCCATTGGCATCTAAACTGATTACAGTAATGTCTTTGGCAACAAAAGGATCAAGCTCATTGGCTTGATTAAACTCAAATATGCCCCACTTGGTAGTTGCAGTGTCAAACCAATTGGCACCATTGCTGCCAGACCCGATAGGACGTACACCTGTACCTGCCAAACTGGCAAGATCAATGTCGGCACGCATTACCCAAGCACGATTACCTAAGCCTAGTGCACTGTAGGCGGCCATCAATCCATATTCATTTAACTCATCACCGTGTAACGGAGTGTCACTGACACTGCGACGGAATGTGGGTACACCAAATGTTGCTGCTAACTCACGCTGACTGGTAATACCGTAAATCTTACCTGCGTTAGCTTTGGTTGTTCCTGGAGCAACAAGCCCATTGATTGTTTTATTTTCGGCTGTGGCGATAACTACAAATGGGATGGTGCTAATCGCCGCTGGAAGATATTGACTTTCATCAATAACTGAAATCTCTACGCCTGGGGATACAAGTGCCATAATTCAATTCCTTTTATAAGTAGGCTATACTACCTCTTCAATTATTTATTTTGAACGGGGTTTTTTCAGGGTCTAGCCGGTCCTTTAAAAGGTCCTTTATAAATACTAGCATGAAACGTGCTACTTGTCCAATCTGTAACCAACATCCGGTGGCCATAAACTACTATAGACAAGGCAAGACCTATTACAGGACTGCTTGTACACCCTGTATTCATCGTAAGCGAAAGCCTCAACCCACAGTGGCCAGCTGGATACGCTCAGGTTATAAGAAGCGTGATAAGTGCGAACGCTGTGGGTTTAAATTTAAATTGCCAAGCCAAAGCGCAGTATACCATATTGATGGCAATGATCGTAACAGCAATTGGGCTAACTTAAAAACTATATGCTTAAACTGTCAGCACGAAGTAGCACGAACACATTGGAAGCCCGGGGCTCTTACACCAGACTTTTGATTTGAGCATAGAGCTCGTCAACTGAACCATTGTTGTCAATTACACGATCAAATTTAGTGCCTAGCCAAGCCCACTCACTGGGATGAATGTCAGGGTAACGTGATGCCATATCTCGTTGTTGATCAGATATGATCCACTGGTCGTCATCTGGAGTATGTACAGTTTGAAGCGCACAGGCTAACCATTCCGGCGGTTCACCGCGCTCTACACAAATCATAGTGCCGCCTACCCCACGTATGGCACTAACTTCGTTAGGAAACCGCACATCTGAAATTACAATATTGTCTGTGCTTTGGCGCAGTTTATTTTCTAAACTGGCTACCCAAATGTCATCGTGAAAGCCATGACGACAAACATCGGTGCCCCAGTACTGTAGGATCCAACGTGGGGTAAGCGTGGGGATTTTGAGTCGTTCAGCCCACCAGGTGTCTACCTGTTCACGCCAGGCACGACTAGCAGCAGTACGCCCTTCTAGCATGATTCTGTCCCAACCGAACACACAGGCTACTGCATCTTTAAGAGTATTAGCAAAACTTTCTCTACGAAAGCCGTGATAGTTGACTAGATAGTCTGCTACAGTGTCTTTGCCTGAGCCAATAAAACCAGATATACCTATTACTTTAGCCATAGCTGATTATAAGCTAGGCTAATAAATTTGTCAACTCAGTTAGACACCGAATTTATTGCGTTTAGGTTTAGCAGTGGGACTTACCCGATTTACTGTTTCTGGTTCCAAGCTACGGTGATCTTTAACTACATTATCAACATTTGTGTTGATGGACTTGAACGCTTGATGCATCATGTCATGCTCTTGTTCTGTGTAAGGAACCGCTACATTATTACTATGTGCCCAAGTGCGATCATCAATATCTAGCTTATTATCCGAGCCATCAGCCATAGCAGCAGCCATACCTACTCGGTAAAAATTATATGTACCATTGGTATGATACCCATCGCCATACGCATGAGTTCTATGCATGGCTCTAGCTGTGCTGTTACGCAATTCACCTTTGCGGCCTGGACGGCCTTCTTGCACAAATTCTTTAGCTCTCATTATCCTATCACCCATGTCAACGGCATGCTGCCATCTATGTAACGCTTGAGATCTTCTTCTAATTTTTCCATTTCTTCTTTGGCTTCAGCTATGAGTGCCACGCCATTTAATGTAGTTCCGCCCTGTGGGCCAGCAACAGTAGCAAATTTACTGCGAGCTTCACCGAGTATGCGTTTAGCAAAACTATAGGCATAATCCTGTAACCATGGGTATACCATGTGGTCATTCAATAACATTACATCTGGCTTATAGTTATAGGTCCATAGCATAACTACCTCAGCAGGTTCGTCTGTGGTTGGACTGCTTATCTGCATCCTACTCAAGTCATAACCTGTTACTGTAGCACTCTGTAGTTCTTGTGTAGCGTTTATAGTAACAGTTTTGGCCGCAGTGTTAGCAGTCTGTATGCTATAGTACCCGTTATAACCCCCCAACAAACTGTTGGATATCTCAAGTGTGGCACCCACGGTCACTGACCATACATCAGCTGTGGTAATGGTTATGGTGCTACCCGCCGCAGTACCATTAGCTGTTATAGCAGTTGCTCTAACAAACTTGCGCCCAGTTGCTGGCATCTTACGAACCAATGTAAGTTTTCTAGTAACTGGGTTGTAGGTATAGTTCATATGGCCACCAAACATCTTCATGGCCTGTTCTTGGTAATGTGTATACAGTTCGTAGTTGACTAAGCCACCAACACGACCAGCAACCAACATGTAGGTATTTAAATAACCAGATGCAAAAGGCTCAAATTGACTGGCCACTGTGCCTGTTACTGACCCTATACCTCTACGAAATATTTGTCTTACATTGACTATTTCTTTGGGCAATATGTATTCTTGTGTTTCTGGTAGCAGTTCTAAAAAAGCATAGCTTTCTTCTACACTGTTTGGAGCACGTTGGCGATACTTAAGTAAGGCATTCTTGATAGCAAGATCATAGTGCTCTTGATCTAGTTCAACATCTACTAGACCGTCAGCTAGACGTAATCTAATGTAGTCAATGATTTCCTTGTACTTGTAGGATAAGCTAAAATCTACGGCGTTTTCGTCAAAGGCAATTGGCCCAGGGCCACCTAGGCTGTCTGCAATAATGTTTAACGTAGATTTTAAACCGGTCTTTAGTGTGGCCATAAAAAGAGTCCCCAGATATATTATTTACCTGGGGACTCTAGCTTAGACCACTTTGAGTAGTACTGTTTCCTCGTTGATCCTACCATTTAGGCGCACTTCAACTGCCTTAATATCTTTGAGGAAAGATCGCAGTGCCACCTTACCTGCTTTGAGAAACTCCTTTAACTGCTCGTCGGGTTTACGCAGTGTCTTGGCTAGACTTTTAGCCTCATCAAAACCCGTAATTGTAGTGCCTTTGACACCAAGTTGGCCCATAGCCTCAGCAACATAGCGTCCCAGTTTACGAGTTTTGGTATTGAATACCCAAAGCTCTTGGGCGCCAATGATGTCTGTGGGATTGATGCTGACAACTTTGAGCGCACGATCTTCTCTAGCGAACTTGAGTTTGGCCACCACTTTTTCTTTGGCGGGCGCCTTTCTAACTCTCGCTTTTTTAACTGCTTTTTTAACGCCGCGATACTGCTCGATTCCAGCCAATAAATCAGCAAGAAAGGCAAACAGACGTTTGTAATCACCAGCCCGATAGTGACGATAAGACTCCACCAATTGTGCATCTGATTTGTCCTGAGCAGCCATAAGTTCTTGAACACGTTTCTGGAACAACTGTTCATATTTACCCAATTGACTCTGGGGAACATGATGTGCTGTTAAGAAATCATAAATCTTAAATTCAGTCTTTGCTCCCTTGAGCACTTCGTCGTAGATACCTTCAATCTCGCCAATCAGCTCGCTGGTACGCTCTTGTAAACGATCCTGAATAGTGACCTTACGTTCCACAACTTGACTAGGAGCAGCAATGACTTCGTCGCCGGCATCACCATGTTTGGCGGCCAAGGCCATGCTATACTCAACTTGCTGATGTAAGTATTTAACATGTCGGTCCAACAAAGGCATGCCACGACGATGCGCCATAATCAAGCTACAGGGTGTCATTACCACATAACGGTCACCAATGCGCTCAAACTTGTCAATTACTTTTTTGTCAAATTTGGCATTACGTCGTACCCACTCATTGAGATACTTGCGGCACTGCTTTACCGAATAGTGGTAATTGTAGTACTGAAAACTTTTACGTAAGTGATGATCAAACGTAGCGTCATCAAATCCTAGAGCACGTTCGGTATCCCACTGCGGTTCCGGGCCAGTGGCCTTTTCATCACTGGCTAAAACCCTAGCATTGGGCTCTTTCTTTTTTGGGACCTTGATACCTTTAATCTTAGCCATGTCTGCTCCTACATTGTCAATAGTGCTAGTGTAACATATTGATCCAAACTTGTCACTGACTCTGAGAACTTGTTGTGTAAATCCAACAGTCTGTGACTATGTACGGACCTGTTATTTACTGCTTCTTTGGCAACTTCCCGCTTAAGATTTTCGCAGTTCTTGTACATTCGTAAAAGATCCCGCTTTACCTTAAAATTCGAGATATCTCGAATTCTAGCGGGTAAATTCTCATAGATTTCCACGGCTTCAGTGTAGTCCATATGCTATTATAAGCTAGTCATAGCAGTGCTGTCAACCTTAGCCCCATAAATACTATATATTTTGGAGAGCAATTTTGCCACGTTTATCGCTTTGGAAAGACGGAAAACGCTCAAATGATTACCGTTTTATTGACAGGACCATATCTGAATACTTCCAAGTTTCCGGTACTGGGATTCTTGTACACAAATATCTAGGGCCCATAGATCAGGGTCCTAGCGACAATGCCACTGAACCGCAGTACACAAACCAAAGTGCCCTAAACATCCAGGACCTGTTGCTGCTAGAAAATAGAGACAGAAAATACGATACCGCTGTGTATAACATGCGCGGCATTTATCAAGTCAGCGATAACGCATTTGATCTTACACAATTTGGGTTATTCCTACAGACTGGTACCTTGTTTATGACATTTCATATCAACGATATGACTGAAATACTTGGTAGAAGAATCATGAACGGCGATGTGCTTGAACTACAACATCTAGCCGATTATGAAACACTAGATGAAAGCGTTCCGGTGGCACTAAAACGTTTTTTTGTAGTCAGTGATTGTACTCGCGCTGCCGAAGGATACAGCCCAACATGGTGGCCACACTTGTGGCGCTGCAAGATCAATCCATTAGTGGACAGCCAAGAATATCGTGACATACTAA